TAATTAAAAATTGAATAAACATTCTTGGACGCAAGAATAAATAAATGTAAACTATACAAACGGAACAAATAAATGACAGCCAATGCTGTAACGGGTAATGTAGCATATACAACTACAACCCCAACCCCTATGGGTTCGATTAACTCGACCCCTCAACTTGATCTCTCAACCTATGGTACAGTACCTGGTCAAGACGGCTACCAACCTGGTAACTCAACGGGAAAGTATGCACTGTATCTGAAGCTGTTCAGCGGTGAGCTTTTTAAGGCTTATCAGTCTGCAACTATTGCTAAAGGTACAGTACAAAATCGTACGCTTACTAACGGTAAGTCAATGCAGTTCATCTTCTCAGGTAGGATGACTGCTGATTATCATACTCCAGGAACTCCAATTCTTGGTGATGGTAATCCTCCAGTTGCAGAGAAGACCATTGTTATGGATGACTTGCTGGTATCCAGCGCCTTCATCTATGACCTTGATGAGACTCTCGCACACTATCAATTGCGTTCAGAGATCGCACGTAAGATTGGTTATGCACTTGCAGAATCTTACGATAAAAAAATCTTTCGCACCATTGCACTAGCAGCTAGGGAAGCAAACCCAATTCAAGCTGCTCCTGGTCCCGAGCCAGGTGGTTCTATCATCAACCTTGGAGCTGGTAATCAGTATAATGCACAGTCTCTTGTAGACGCATTCTTTGAAGCTGCTTCAATTCTCGATGAAAAAAATGTACCCCGTGAAGGACGGTTCGCAGTACTCTCACCACGACAGTATTATGCTCTGATCTCACAGGTAGATACTAATATCCTTAACAAGTTCTATGGTACTTCTACTGAGGGTTCACTGAACTCTGGTGAAGGACTGTATGAAATTGCTGGTATCTCTATCAAGCGTTCTAACAACCTGCCATTCATGGTAACTGGTGAAGGGACTGCTGGTGTTATTGATCCTGTTGCAGGTGAAAACAATAACTATGGTGGAGACTTCACTAATAGCTGTGGTCTTATCTATATGAAGGATGCAGCTGCAGTTGTTGAAGCTATTGGTCCTTCTGTACAGACTACTGGTTCTGATGTACGCACCATGTATCAAGGTGACTTGATCGTTGGTCGTGTTGCAATGGGAGCTGGTACACTTAATCCACAGTGTGCTATTGAACTGCAAGCATTCACTTAAGGAGATAAGATATGTCTTATATTCCAGGTTTCAGTAGGAGTATTACTTGTACAGCACTTGGTGCTTCTACAGTATCTTCAGTTACAATGGATCCACAAACTAATCAGGAGTGGGGACGTACAGCTATTGTAATGGCTGATGGCGATCCTCCTGACCCAGATGTAGCAGCAGACGTAACAGCTGTTGGAAACTCTACAGTAGGTTTGTGGGGTGGTGTAGGTGCCAGTGCAGCTGGTATCGAATAAACAATACAAAGGTAAATAACAATGGCTAATCCCTCAAATGCACTGTGGGACGCACCTCTTGAATGGCAAGGTAATGGTGGTTCCGGTGCTAATGATGCACTGTCAGGTGGAGATTCAGCATATCGTAACTCGGTAGCTGGTACTCAAGGTGGTACTTATTCTCAATCTGGTGTTTATAGCATCACAAAAAATCTCATGTTTGCTTATCAAGAAGTAGAATGTGATAGTCCTGCAAGAGACAGGTCTTAAATAAACTGGGAGGGTCTTCGGATCCTCCTTTTCTTTTACTAAACATATAACATATTCGTTATTCTATTATGACTTACTCAGGAACAGCAGCGAACCCACTACTAGATCCAATTAATCAGATGCTGATGAGTGTAGGGCAGGCTCCTGTTCAAGATACATCAGATCCTAATACAGATATTGACATTGCTAGGCGTACACTTACACAATGCTCCAATGAAATTCAGGCAGAAGGCTGGTCATTCAATAAAGAATACCATGTGTTGATGCCATTGGATGACACAGGACGTATCTTGATACCTAATAATATGTTGCAAGCTGCTCTTAGTACTAGAGTAGTTGCTAATGCAACACATAGAGCAGTGATGAGAAAAGATCCATCTCTAGATGGTGACTCTCTCTATCTATATGATATGGTTCATCATACTTTTATCTGGTCTCAAGCTACATACTGTGATGTATTGTGGTATTATGATTGGGTAGAACTTCCTAAACCTATACAAATGTATGTTAATGCTAAAGCATGTAAGATGTTTGCACAACGTACAATTGGTGATCCAGGAGTGATAGGTCAATTACAAGATCAAGAAAATTTCTGTAAGACCTATGCACTTGAATTTGATACACAACAATATATACATTCCATCTTTGGCTATGAAGAAGAAGGTNACTTCTATAGTAGCTATCAACCTTATCAAGCATTGAGAAGATTCTAATGTCAGCAGTTACACAACGTATCCCTAATTATTTAGGTGGAATATCTAAACAATCAGATGATCAGATGCCATTGGGTACGCTGAATGACTGTAGAAATGCATACCCAGATGCTACATTTGGTCTATGTAAAAGACCAGGTTTTGAATCAGTATATCAACTTCTGAATGCTGATAATGATTTCTATACAGCACCTATATTTAATGATACCTTTTGGTTTAGTTTAATCAGAGAGTCTGCAGGTGATAAGAATCCTTACTTTGGATGTATCACTCCAGCCTATACTAATAACCAAAATGTATTAGTTCCTGGTGATTTATATCTATGGAGAGCAGACAATCCTGCTGTATTTAAAATAGTTACAGGTGAATCTTACTTCACTTCTACTGATCCAATTAATGATTATACAACTGTTAATGAACAATCAGCTGTAATCATTACTAATAAAACAGTGGTAGTCACAGCTCAATCTAATGATTCTCGTACTCTAACTGGTGCTGTAACTAATTATGCAGCATTAGAAGAGACAGTAACTGATCCTACTACAGGTGATATCTATATAATATTAAATAGTAATGTTCCTGAAGATGATTATTATCTGGAATGGACTGGTACAGCATGGGAGGAATGTATGGCACCAGGGTTTAGTCCTGGTTTAAATGTAGATACCTTACCACATAGACTAGTTATCACAGATTCAGATGCTACTTTAGGTTCTTTGAATCTAGGTGATAGGAAATCAGGTAATGATACTACTAATCCTATGCCTTCTTTTATTGGTAATAGGATCAGACAAACATTTATATATGAAAATAGACTTGGTTTCTTATCACAAGATAACTGTACCTTAAGTCAAGCTACACTTAATGTAACAGGTGGTGCCTATAATTTCTTTAGGAGATCAGCTCTTACATTAACAGCTTCAGATCCTATTGATTTAAAGACATCTACTGTTACTCCAGCACATCTTATCAATTGTATACCACAAGCTAATGGTCTGTTACTGTTTAGTACTAATGCTATTTATGTATTATCTTCACAGAATGGATCATTATCTCCTACAACATATACAGTAAGACTACTATCTTCAGTTGAAATAGCAGAAGATATCATGCCTGTAGCTATGGGTACTGATGTCATTATAATTAATAAGACCTTATCTTATGCTAGAGCACTTGGTGTCACAACTCAAGGCTATCAAGAACATCCAGCAATGAGAGATTTCTCTAAATCAGTAGAAGAACTTATACCATCTAGTGTTAATAGGTTAGTTGCTAATACTCAAAGTGAAAAGGTTTGTGCTTATCAAATAGATAGTAATGAATTCTTCTTCTATAGTACCTATGATCCTGGTGATAAGGATCCTATTAGAGCATGGTATGTATGGGAGACACCAGATTATAGTATCATTAAACATATGACTATGTGGAATGATCAAGTACTAGCTGTACTACAAGTAGGTAATCATTATCAATTTGTTAATGCTAGATTAACTAGATCTAATACTAGTGTCATTGATACAAAGCAAGGGATCAAAGCTAATCCACATCTAGATCTATTCTTCACTCCTATACTTGCACAAATAGATCCAGATAATGAACTACAAACTAAAGTTAGTATGAAGTATAGTTGGTATCCAGAACTACCAACAACTCTTATCATGGTGGATGATGGTAATCCTCTTACATGGTCTTCAGGTTTAATTAGAGAAGCAGTAAAACAAGAAACATATTGGATGTATGTAGAGGATCCTGATGGTTCTATTAGAGCTAGTATTAATTCAGATGATTCATTAGCTAGAGTAGGTGTTAAGTATGCTATGAATGCAAGACTACCTAGATTTTACTTTAATTTAGGAGAAGGAACTGTAGATACAACAGCACATCTCACAGTTTCTAGGGCTAAATTTACAGTAGGTAGGACTGGAGCATGTGGTTTTAAAGTACATAGTAGAGGTAATCAAGTAGAACAGTTCACTCAAACTGATGATCTTCAAACTACATTCCCTATTAACTTTAACTTTAAAGATGAATCATCATCAACACCATCAGATGTTAATAGAATTGAAGTAATGGTTAATGGTATTACATATATTTTATATCTTGATTATATCATCACACCAACTAGAGAAGTACAGTTCTTAGATGGACATATACCATCTGCAGGTTCTATTATTACATTTACATTACAGAACGAAGTATATAGTATTTATGAGATTCCAATCTCAGATCAATATAAAGCAGGTAGTGCTGCATTAGGAGGACAATCAATCGAGAAGCGTATGTTTACAGTACCAATACATCAAAAGAATGACAACTTCTATTTGTCAATTTATACAGATACACCACTACCAGTTTCCATTAATTCAATGGCTTGGGAAGGTATCTATTCACCAAGATTCTATGCAAGGAGTTAAGTAATG